AAATAGTGTCATCATAACAATGTTCCCCATTGGTATACACATGTTCACAGTACACGAACACCAATAGCACCATCTAACACCGTGTGTCTTGTTGGGTCTTAGTTAGTCTTATCTAACTGTGTACTATACAACCCAACTTAACATGGTCTTAGTTAGTCTTGTCTAACTGTGCACCACACAACCCAATCCTACAATGTTCCACGTGAAACAATGACCCACCAGGCCACGTAGTGGATTATGTGAAATTATAAAAACACTTGTATTCTAGAATACTTGTGTTATAATATGAGTGTAAAGAAAAGAGGGACAAGAAAATGAAAGACGAGGATATAATTATGATTAGTAATTTAATTCTTGCAAGTTTCATAATTTGGGTGTTATTATCTGTATACCAAATATACCAGCATTGCAAAGGAAACTTCAAATATTATAAAGTGTCAAACAGATACATAAATTTCATTATATTATTAATTATAATGTTAGTTATGTGGTTTGTATTAATAAATATGCAAATCGATGAATTATTGGAGGTGCGAGATGTAAAATGTTTATGAGTTATGACTTCTCTATAAAAGCGTATAGGTTGTAAAAGTGTTGTTATGCTGATTTCAAAATTAAACAACTTGAAATAATTTAATTGAAAAAGCAATGTTAAAATTAAAAGGAGAAAAATTAATATGGAAAATTTAACAAATGAAGTAATGACAATGGAGAATACAGGTTTGGTAGTCACTGATGATATGACTCACGAACAACGTGTGAATTTATTTAATGCCGTTAACAATGCGGAAGGTTTATCAGATCAAGTAGGTAAAGATTTATGGTTAACTGGGTACATCGTGCAAGATGTAGAAAAGGAAAATGAAAAAACAGGTGAAATTATTTGTTCAAAATTAATTACTGTAATTGATAAAGAAGGTAAGGCATATGCTACTAATAGTAAACCTTTCTTACAATCATTAAAGCAATTAAAGCAGGTATTTAACTATGATTGGACAAAAGAACCGGTATGTGTCACAATTATTCAAAAGAAATCAAACTCAAGCTCAAATAAATATTTAAGCATGGCTGTCAAATAGCCTAATTAATTAAGGGTGTTAGCCAAACACCCTTTTATTTTTGACTTAAAATGGGGGTGTTTAAAATGGCTAAAATGCGGAAGTCAACAAGAGACGTAAAACGATTACGTAACGCAATATCAAGCGCTAAACGTACAGCAACAAAAGCCCAAAACATGGGACAGGATGTTGTTTTTAATGATATTCGTACAATAAAAGATTTCAATGATCGTAAAGAGTTTAATAAATATTTACGTTCCATCGAAAGATTCAATAAAGCAAATCGTTATATTCAAAATCAATACGGTGTTGTTTTCAATCGAAATGATATTGAACAAGCGAATAAGCTGATTGATAAACAGAACAAACAGAAAAAGAAATTAATACGAACCATAGGTTTAAATAAATTAAATGAAACAAAAGGTGGTATTTCAACAGGTGTACCTGTTAGACAAGCGTTGTCTGTTTTAAAAGATGATAGAGGTGGATTTTTTGAGCCGGTTCACCATGTTAACATTCAAACATATCGTTACTCTAAACAATTAGATAATCGAATTGAAAGCCTAAAAGAGAATACTAAGAAAAATAAAAAAATCACTACGTTTCGAGAAAATTATAAAACTGCTATTGGTAACCAAATTCGAGGACATAATATAACAGAAGAAGAAGGACAACAAATTTTAGACGACATGGAATCGTTATCAGATAAAGAATTGCTTAAATGGATATATCAAGAACGAAAGGCAATTGATACATTTAAATATCTCGACTTAAGCCGTGAGTATACAGAAAATCAAAAATTTGTGAATGAGCAACTAAGTAAAGCTATACGGGAGGATATGGCGGATGTAAGAGATAGTTTGGCAGTGTTCACTGGACGTGCTTATGTCAAAGATGGAATTGTTACATACAAAGAATAATGTAAAGGGGGTTGTAGTATGTCAAAGAAAAAAGAGCCTAAGGAAATATGGGCTTGTGATTTTGAGACTACAACTGATCCTTTAGACTGTCGAGTATGGGCATGGGGCGCAAGTTTTGTCAGTGATTCAACTATAAAAGAATATGGAAATAGTATTGACGGTTTTATTGAATGGTGTAAACAGAAAACACGTAAATTATATTTTCACAATTTAGCGTTTGATGGTGAGTTTATAGTTAGCTGGTTATTAAGTAATGGATATGAATATTCGGACAAACCTAAAACAGGGTGTTTTAAAACAATAATCTCTAATACTGGTCTGTGGTATTCTATTGAGATATGGTGGAAATATTCAATTTATCGGTCAACAAAAACTACAATATGGGATAGTTTTAAACTAATTCCATTTAGTATTGAGAAGATCGCACATGATTTTAATTTACCAATACGTAAATTAAAGTTAGATTATAACACTAAACGTGAGGTAGGACACGAGTTAACACAGCATGAAGTTGATTATCTTTTCAATGACATTGATATTGAAGGTATGGCACTAAACGAATGTTTTAAATTAGGATTTAACAAAATGACAGCCACTAGCTGTAGTTTTGAAGCATTCAAGAAAACGTTGCCTATGTCGTTTGAAAAGATATTTCCGCCTTTAGATATGATTGTTGATAGTGATTTAAGACCGGCTTACGCTGGCGGATTCGTTTGGGCAAATCCGGAACTAAAAGAAAAGGAAATAGAACAAGGAATCGTATTCGATGTAAACTCTTTGTTTCCTAGTCGTATGTATTATGAATTATTGCCGTATGATACACCTATTTATTTTGATGGTGAATATCAACAGGATGATGAATACCCTTTGTGGGTTGGTGTTGTTAGTTTTGCTTTTGATATTAAAAAAGATCATATACCATGCATTAGCTTAGATAAGTTTAGTCGGTTTTTTGGATGTAAGAAATATGTGGACAGCTCAAATGGTGATATTGTGAGAATGACTGTCACAAGTGTTGACTGGCAGTTATTCAATGAACAGTATGATATTTACGATGTAGAGTTCATTAATGGTTATAAATTTAAAGGTTGTGTAGGTATTGCACGTCAATTTATAGACGAGCAAATGGAAGTCAAGAAGAACTCGAAAGGTGCTCAGCGTTTCATTGCCAAAAGACAATTAAATTCGGTTTATGGAAAATTTGCAACGAATCCAAATGTCACACCTAAAATTCCTTTTATTGATAAGGATGATGGGGTTTTACGTTTGCATGATCCTATGTTTACTACTTATGAAGATGGAGAAGTGAAAGAGGTAATTGATGAACAATTCAGAGATCCTATTTACCTCCCATATGGTGAATTTGTTACAGCCTACGCACGTAAATATACAATTAGTACAGCTCAAAAGGTAGGTATTCATAGAGTTGCTTATATTGATACGGATTCTATACATTTAGTAGGAACGCAAGTTCCGGACGCCATTAAAGATATTATTGATGATAAAGAATTAGGCTATTGGGGTTTAGAATCTGTATTTAATCGGTCGTATTTTATTGGTGCTAAAAGTTACGTTGAAGAAATTGAAATTAGTTATAAGGAATATGTAGAACACCAGCAAGAGTTTATTAGTGAAAACGACGGTAAAGATAAGTTGTATTATATTCGTGGTGGCGTTTGCTATTATTTAAACGTTAAATGTGCCGGCATGACTCAAAAGGCTAAACAAAATGTGACATATGATAACTTTAGAGTTGGCAATGTTATAAATGATTGTATGAAAAAGACGCATGTACCAGGTGGTATTGTATTAGTCGATAGACAATTCTCAATTAAAAGTAGGTAAGGAGGTTGATAAGGTGATAAGTGTTTTAAGCGTCGTAATAAAATATTTAATTATGGCTTTATTTTGTTTAAGTGTAACATTTCTATTCACTGTATATTCTATAGGAATGATACTAATATTTATATGGATTATAAAGGAGTGATATTTATGAATTTATTGTTGAATATAGTAGTTGTTGTTTTCGTTGGTTTGATTATAGATTATAGTTATACTCATTTACGAAATGAAAATAAAACCCTACGAAAAGATGTTGATAAACTACAATATCAGATGTTAACTTATGAAAATGGCGGAATTTTTGAAGAGTGTGATAAGAGATTAAAAGAATTTAATGAAATCATGTTTGGAAGTCCTCCACTGAAAAATAAAGTTGTCATTGTAAGAAGTATAAAAGACTATGATTATAGCGCATATAGAAAAGATATTGACGCATTAAATGAATATTTAAAGGATGGTTGGAGTATTGTTAACCATGAAACAAATGAATTTGTGCATACGTATATACTAGGTAAACCGCTTGTATGGTGTGAAGAAAAGGGAGGTGGTAACAATGATGAGTGAAGAATCGAAAGAAAACCGAAATAAATGGTATCGAGATCATGTTAATAAATATTGCGTTTGTGTTAACAAAGATGAAGTTGAAGTTGTTGATTATATTGAATGTTTATTGAAAGCTAAAAAATTTAGTAAATATGTAAAAAATAAAATTAAAGAAGATTTGAAAAAATAAAATAACATGCTATTATTAATATGTAAGGAATAAAGATCGGAAATCAGACATGTATATCAGAATTACTCGCGGTGAAACGTGCTGATAACATAATTAGGCATAGTAATCTAGCTGGTAACACTTTAAACTTTACAACCTATATTTATGAAACCCTCGTAAAAGAGGGTTTTATTTTATATTGACTTTACAGTATTAATATCATATATTTATAGATAGAAGGGATGTGTAAAATATGGAACGTGACGAGTTAAGAAGTAAATTTACAGAGGTTTTGACAGTTGAAGATCAAGCGGAACGATCAACTATGTTGAATGACATGCGAGTTGAAGTTGAAAAAAACTTCAAAGAATTAGACGATTTAAAAGCTGAAAACACGAAATTAGTTGAAAAGAATACCTCGTTGACAGAGGCAAACTCTAAACTATTTATGCAAATTGGTGTCGAAAAATCTGGCGGAGAAAAACCAAAACATGAGGCGCCAATGGATTTAAGGAAATTAGGTATTTAATGAAAGAGGTGATTTAGATGTCAAAAACAACAGGAAAAGACGTGACAAAAACGTTACAAAATGATTTAGGAATGGACCACGAACCAACCGGGCAAGAGGTCGCGAGTGCAATGTATGCAATGAGTTCAAGCAACTTTAGAAGTACAATTGGAGATCCGAATGAGGTAAGTTCTTTGGAATTTATGAACGGTTTGTTAGAATATCCGGATACTTTAGGTGTTGAGTTCATGAATTTAGCAACTCGTATTGGTAAAGTGATTGCACACCGAAATATTTTAACGAACAAGTTAGCACCGTTCAAAATGGAAAATATGCCACTTGGTTATACTATGGAAGAGTATTTCGTTGAGTGCGCCAAAGAGCACGCTTACGATCAAGCCGACGCGGAAAACACTTTATTTAAGCGTAGTTTACCGGATATTAAATCAGCTTTCTATGTAGTAAACAGAAAGTCATATTATCCAGCAACTATTACGGATGATGATTTACGTAAATATTTCGTTACATGGGATGGTGTAAACAGTTTGATCGCTCGAATTGTTGACTCTATGTATAATGGTGATAACAAAGACGATTATAACTATATGAAATCTGCTTTAGTTACACATTATGAAAATGGACTAATGAAAATCATAAAAACAAGTGATGTAACAGATACGGAAACCGCTAAAGAATTAGCTCGTAAAATTACAGAATACGTATCATACTTAACTGAGCCAACAAACGAATATAACGCTATGGCAGTTACTAAACAAAATGAATATGATGATATCTATGTTATTTTTAATGGTAAAACAAATAGCTACTTAAACATTGATTGGTTAGCTCAAACATTCCAATTAGAGTTTGCTCAATTCAAAACTCATGTATTAGTATTGCCGACTTTACCAAGTACGGCACAAGGTACTATTGAGGCTATTGTATGCGATTCAGAAATTTATCGTGTATTTGACCAAAAATATAGTGTAGGCGTTGCTTATAATGCTAAAGGTTTATATTGGAATTACTTTTTGCATCACTGGGAAGGTATCGCAACAAGTCGCTTTGCAAATGCGATTGCGTTCGTATCCGGAAATGTTGAGGAAAAAGTTACAGCGATTTACTCAAATCCACAAGTTGTTGAAGTACGTAAAGGTGCGACTATTACAGTACCATTTACCGTACAGACTAGCGGTTTGAATGCTCCTATTAGTTTAACGGCAACATCAGGAGCTCCAACAATGGTTAGTGCAACGTTAACGGATGATTTAAGACATGTTACAATTAAAGGCTTAGAAGCGATTACTGCTGAAGGGTTAACCACAGTAACAATTAAAGACAAAAATTCGAATGTAACATGCGATATTAAGGTTGTTTATATTGCATAGTTATGTTATAATACAAGTGTCATGAGTAGGACATGGCACCCCTCCTTTCTATTTAGGTAAATTGCGAATTAGGAAAAAGAGTTATTAATTTAACTCTTTTTTCTTTTTATTTAAAATTAGTTGAATATTCAACTATTTTTTATTATGATAGAAAAAGAAAGAGGTGATTGAAATGAAAATTATTTTAGTGGCTTTAGTTTTCAACGGTTTAGATCTTATTACTGGAATTGTTGGAGCAATTAGAGATGGTGAACAAATAAAATCTAGTAAACTGAGAGATGGGCTATTTAAAAAAGTTGGTTTTATCTTTTGTTATACGTTAGGCATTGTGATTAATTATGCGGAAACTTTTCTAACTCTTCCATTTGGTGTTGATTTAGTGCCGGTGATTTGTACTTATGCGATCATTACAGAAGTAGTTAGTATTATTGAGAACATTTCTAAAATTAACCCCGATATTTTACCGGAAAAGCTAAAAGAATTAATTGGATATAATGAAGGAGGTAAGTAATATGGGTATTATTGATGATGATAAACTACAAAATATTTTACCGAAATACAGTGAATTAAAATTAAGTGGTAAAAATCTAGCTCAACAATATGTAAGTGCATTTAATACTGGTATGAATATTTATCAATGTATTAATCAATTGCAAGGTTATATTGAATGGGTTGTAAAAGCTGTGAATGATGTTGTGGTACAGTGGAATGAAGTTGTAGATTCACAATTGCAAGATTCTATTAATGCAACTAAACAAGCTACAACAGAACAATTTAATATTGAATGGCAGAAAAATAAAGCACAGTTGGACACTGAAATTGAAGGAATCATAAAAAAGCAGTTTAATATAGACTGGCAAGAAAAAGAAAACGCTATCAACACTAAAATTAATGTTGTTAGTACGGATTTAAAAAATTTTAAAACTGAAACAAATACAACACTTTCTCAAAATCAAACAGCCTTCAGTGCTTTTAAAGAAGAAACAAACACAAAATTTACAACAACTAAAGAAGAATTAACAGAGTTAATTAATACAACTCTAGATTCTATTTATCCCGTTGGTTCTGTGTATATTAGTTTAACTAGTACTAACCCTGGTACTTATTTAAAAGGGACTTGGGAGCAGTTCGCACAAGGACGTACACTTATTGGTGTTGGTCCGGGAAGTGATGGATCAAACACACAGACTTTTAATGTAAATGACACTGGCGGTGAATATAAACATTTGCTTACAAAGAAAGAATTATCATTTATTGATTATGGTGCGTTATTACAACAAAATGGTTCAGTAATTGGTGTACATTCACATGGACCTGATGAAAGTAAATCAGAAAAAATATCATTAATGCAACCATATTATGTAGTATATTTTTGGAAACGTGTAGAATAGCAAGTATTTAATACTTGCTATTCTTTTTAGGGGGTAACATGAAAAGTAAAGAATGTGAATTATCAAGTATTTATAAAATGAAAAAGCCGGAAGATATTCCATATAGTTTACCGGAAGGTTTAAGCGTTTATTTCTATATCGAGTTTTATATGCAAGCAATGCACATTTTAAAAGGTGTAGATTATGAGCGCTATAATATATGTAAAGATAAGTTAAGAGAATTAGTTGAATTAGAGGAGGAATTGAACTTATGAAACCAGGACAAAAGCTAGTGCATGATGGTCATGAAGTTTGCTTATTTCCTATGGAAGTCATGAACATAACTCAATGGTCTAGTCCCACAGCTGAGTCACACTGCTGTGGACATCCATTTGATAACGCTATTAGTGGGCAGGTACGTGTGCCAGTTTATGCGCCTTTTTCTTGTCACCTTTCATATAACGATAGTGTAGGTAACACGCGAGCATACAGTTCTGACAATCCTGTATGGACACCAAACGGATTAAGCTATGTTACTGTAAGTTTTACACATGACCCAAACCCACCAACCGCAACAAGATACGCACAAGGTGAATTAATTTACCATACAGGTGAGGCAGGTTATGCAACAGGTGACCACTGTCATATCGACCAAACATTTATACAAAATGCCGGACTCGTGTACTATGGTGTGACATGTAACTATGGAAACCAATGCTACGCTTTAAGTGGTTCAGTTCTACCGACGGAAGTATTTTATGTAAATGATACAAATATTGTTAACGGATACGAACAGCAGTGGGAAACATTTGAGGGTGGACAACCTCCAACTCCCGAACCATCCTATAAATATACTAAACACTATTTTATGTTAGACGGTCTAGGTATTGATTTTGGATTTTATAAAACAAAAGAAGAAATCAAACCCGAACCACCTACACCAACACAATGGATTATTCCTGGTGATATTAATAACACAAGACCACTTACGGAAGATGAATCGAAACAAAATTGGGTTGCTTTTTGGCAATTTTTCAAGGCGAAAGGTTGGACCGCAAATGCGGTTGCTGGTATATTAGGAAACTCTTATTTTGAGAGTACAGTCAACCCGAACCGGTGGGAGGGTGATGTACCTTTTGCACAGCCGGTTGCTAGTCGTGGGTATGGTTTGGTACAGTGGACACCTTGGACAAAAATTATTGACTGGCTAAAAGAAAAAGGTTATTACCCGGATGTATCTAAGTTTGGTCAAGGTGAATGCGAAAGAATTCAATGGGAAATGGAGAATGGCGCACAATGGATAGCTACAGCAACCTACCCCGAAAGTTTCGCAAGCTTTTCAAAATCAACTGCCGACCCTTATACACTAGCAATTGAATTTCTAGTCAACTATGAAAGACCAGCCGATCCAAACCAGCCACAACGTGGAACTAAATCACGTGAAATTTATGATTATATAAAAGATAAATAAAATAGTTGAAGTTTCAACTATTTTTATTTAAGATAAAATAAAAGGAGATGATTAAGATGAGTATAGGAGTTGTAAATAGTCAATTTACGCCACAATCTAAAATTTATTTATTGAAAGGTTTAGAAATTGACGCAATGAACAATACTTTTTGGGGTGCATTCGATACCCCTGAAAAACAATTTGATTTTTTTATAAATAATTATGATCATATTGTTTTTGAAAATTACACCTATCAAAGAAAAGATGGTACTGTAGTTGTGGACGGGTCTTATGATGACTTAAGATTATATAATTATATGATATATAGGAATGGTGATACTGGGAACAAATCAAAATGGATTTATTGTTTTATTACAAGTTTAGGTTATTTAAATGACAATGCAACTAGTATTTCTTTTGAAACGGATGTAATACAAACTTGGCGGTTTGAAATTGAAAAGAATTTTCTTCCAAGTTTTATTGCATATGAACATAGACCACAATGGTATATTGATAAAAATATTGATAACCGTAGGCGTCCATGTATTAATACACAGAATGAAAATATAGAGCTTGGAACTGATTTAGTTTCAACAAATCAAGCAATCATTAATCCTATGCAAAACTACTCTTTTGCGGTTATAGCCATGACATGCGATTTTGCTGGGAATGATAGTTATACGAGTGGACAGGCTGGAACACCATCACCATTGAATTATTACATATTTCCTTTTTCGAAACATAATGGAAATGATGTTAAAACAATACGAAATGGTGTAAGTGGTAGCAGTTATACAAAACTTACAGGTTTAAGCGTGACATTGGATCACATTCGTAAGAATGAGAAACTTGTGGGTAAATGTGTTAGTATTATGGTTACGGATTCCATTCCTGGTTTAAATGTTGTTGATGGTGTATTAAGTGTAGTATCACATAACTTTAATGGAGTCCATGAAGGTGATATTGATTGTCTTAAAATTCTAAGTGGCACCATGAATAACATGTATTTAAATAATGATGATGAATATCCTGTATATGATCTAGGTAGAAGTATAGAGTCATTTATAGGATATAATAAAAACAGTAAACTATACACATATCCATATAGCTACTTAATGATTAGTAATAACAATGGCGTTAATAAAATATTTAAAAATGAATTATGGAATGATCCTTATGACATTAAATTTATGATGGTTGGAAACCCATCATCGAGCAAAATTAATATTATTCCTAAGAATTATAAAACTTATGATGAGATTGGAAAATCAACACTTATAAATATAGATAATTCTTTTGAAAGTTCATACGAGCTTTCAATTCCAATCATAAACGATACAACAGCAATGTTAATGCAATCATCGCGAAACTCTATGAATGTAGGATTGTCAAACATCAGGCGTAGTAATGAAACAGCCGCAGCAATTGCCAGTGCAACAGGTAATGCGATGAGCGCACAAGCAAGTATTCAAAATAATTTAAATTTAAGTAGTGTGGGTAGAAATACAAATCTAGCTAGTAGTTTAAATGATTTACACAACAAGTCGAATATGATAAACGCTAGTATCGGTGCAATTGGCGGTTTAAGTGGCGGTATTACAAGCGCCTTAACAGGCAATATTGGCGGTGCGGTTGGTAGTTTAGTTGGTGCTGGTTTAGGAATTGGACAAACAGCCATGCAAAATCAAATTAATACAAAACAAACGAATTTACAAAACGCAAATGCACTTGCAAATGCAAACGCACAAGCAAGTGCAAATACGCAATCAACCGCAATTAGTAACCAACTAAGAAAGTTAACAACATGTTATCAAAATCAAACGAACATTCAAAACGCAATTGATACGTACAATGCTAAAATCCACGACGCTCAAGCAACTGCCGACAGTGTTGTAACCGGCTCAAATGATTTAATGCGAATACTATCTTTAGATCTTAATACATTAGTAATATATGCGTACAAGCCTACAGATGAATATTTAGAAAGATTAAACAAAGTATGGGATATGCGTGGTTATGCTACAAATGTTATTGACTATCCCAATTTACATTCTAAAATATCATGGAATTATATACAAACTGTTAAGTGTAACATTAGTGGTGATGGTATAGATCCGAGCGACCTTGAAAAAATAAAACGAGTATTTGACAATGGTGTGACTTTATGGCACACAAAAAATATCGGTGACTATTCTAGATCAAATGGAGAAAGGTATAATATGACAGAGATTGATAAGTTCGGAAATTATAAAGATAAAAAAGTACATTAATATAAAAGGTTGACAGCTCAACCTTTTTTATTTAGCATATAAGTAAAGGAGATGATTAAGATGGATTTATTAAATGATACTAGCACATTTACAGATTATTGCCGTAATGCGGTTGATATTGCAACAATGAACAATAGAGAGGCGGACTTTATTTATTACACATATTTACAAATGTTAAGCTTAAATATGTTTAAATATAAAGGTTTACCTGAATCCATTAACACGTTCTATTTAGAATATGTTTTACAAACACGCGGTTACATTGGCTTTTATGATGATGAAAGGTTAGGTTTAATATGTAGTGAGATCACATTAGGGGGTCGATTAAATCATTACACTTTACCAACCGAATATCATACGGTTTCCACAAGCCCACTCGTTAAAAAGACGTTAACAAGTGAAGAGTGCGTGGTCATGAAAAACAGTCCTTTATATGTTGGATTATTCCCATACTTAAATTTTTATGCGAAAAAATTAGCTTTAACAAGTCGAACTATGGATCAGAATTTAACTATGCAATGGACGCCGTATATCATCACAGGTGATAGGAGAATGTTACAGCAATTCAAAGTTTTTATGAAAAAAATCTTACAAGGGGTTCAAACAATATTTACTTCAAAAGGTTTCAGAACAGAGGATATTAATATACTACAAACAAACGCGCCTTTTATTGCTGACGAATTACACGGAATGAAGCAGGCGATTCTAAGAGAGTGTATGACATTCTTAGGGATTGAAAATGCCAATATGGATAAAAAAGAAAGGTTGGTTTCGGATGAGGTCAACGCTAACAACCAACAAGTTATCGCGTCTAGAAACATATGGTTAAGCGAACGTAAAAAAGCTATTGAAGAATTAAACAAAAAATTCGGGTTAAATGCAAGTGTTGAGTTCGCGCCTTATGAAGATTACGAAGAAATCATGAAATTGATTGAGTTAGACTCAAATACAAGTGTTAAGGATTTTAATGTCAATAAATATTTAGATCTTAAAGAAGGTGATTAGCATGTTCAACAAATTAAATGAGCCTAACTATTTATTAAGTTTACAAAGTCCGATTCTTGCTGAAAACACTGAAACAATTTGTGGTGTATGCCACAATTTAGCATTCGAAGAACTAATCGACGCTCAACATAAATTAAGTGATATGGAAGTGTTAGAGATCGCACGAAAAAAGATTTTCGATTTTAGCTATCCTTTCTATGATGACCTTGAAAAAAGAAAAGCTTTAGAAACGGGAATTTTAAAGCATTTTTGGTTTGACGAAATCGGACAAGAAACCTATGCATATTGGAAATTTGAGCTACAACATTGGTTTGAAATCAATATGGATAGATATTATACACTTTTTAAAACTATCCCATTCCAAGATCAGGACGATCCAACAGCAAACACAAACTACACGGAAACTTATACGCGTGATAGTCGAGGTAACACACAAGCGAGCGGAGAAGATACGAGTATCGCTTTACAATCTGTAACCCCGGAAGGACGTATTGACATTGAAACAAACGACTATGTGAATAACATCGCTAAGACAATTACCAAACCAAAAAGCGCGAATGATACAATAGGACATGAAGAATACAGCTTTAAGCGTAAAGGTAATATCGGTATCCAAACACTAGCGGAAGTGTTACAAGGCTCAAGGCGTGCGGTTATTACCGTTGAAAGCGAGTTATACGCGGAATTACAAGAATACGGATTATTTTTTAATATTTTTTAGGAGGTAAAATATGAATATTAATGTAAATAAATACTACAATTACAGACAAAAGATGATGGGTAAAAGGTTATAATACAACACCATATGGAGTATTTAAATGACACAACTAGTAGATTGGTATAGCCCAACAAACATAAAGTCATACAACAAATTTTTAAACTTCGTCATTGGTGGCCGTGGTATCGGTAAAACATACGGATTTAAAAAAGACTGTATCAGCAGATACAAGAAAAAAGGGAAACAATTCCTTTATTTAAGACGTTATAAAACAGACCTAAAGAAAATAAAAACATTTCTTAATGACCAATTTGAAAATTTTAAAGATGATGAATTTAAAATTACAGGTGGTAGCAATTTTACCACCTTTTACATAAACGGTTGCGAAATGGGATACGCAACATCTTTAACATCTTTTGCCAGCTTAAAATCAACAAGTTATGTGGATGTAGATACAATTATTGTGGATGAGTTTATACCGGAAAAAGCAGGTTTTAACGCATACATTCCGAATGAAGTTGAGATCTTATTAAATATCATTGACTCTATCTTTCGACAAAGAGAAGGACATGTATATTTACTAGCAAACAATGTTAGCATTGTTAACCCTTATTTTAGCTATTTTGGTATTACACCCAACCCCGAAAAAGAATTTAACACATTTAAGGGTAGTGAATCCGTCGAACAAATTGTCGTACAAATTTGTCATAGTGAATATAAAAAAGGCAATAAAGAAAAATCCAAATTCCATAAATTAATTTCGGGAACAACATACGGAGATTATAACGCTGGTAACTTTGCTTATGATACAAACGATTTTGTTAAAAAGAAAACGAATGTGTGTGATTATTTATGTACATTGTATTATGATGGTATTTATTATGGTGTATGGATAGATATGAATACAGGCTATGTTTATATCAACCAACAGATTAATAAAGAATACGGATATTGTTACTCCATTGGCAGTAATAATCGTGAAAATATGATGATCGCGAAATTATGGCGTAAAGACCAAAGACTCAATATGTTAATACGATCATATCGTGATGGATGCGTTTATTATAACAATCAAGAAACGAAAAGATTAATGGGTTACATACTCAGTAAATATTAAAAGAGTGATAACTAATATCACTCTTTTATTTTAATAAAATCTTTAAGGTCCTGTTTATTGACAGCGTATAAATAATACTCATGTTTTGGACCATATTTATTATAATACTTAATATACATATCCCCTATTATTTTATAATCTGTACTATGCGCAATAATTAAACCGTCAAATGTAAAATAAAACTCTAGTTCGATTTTAACATCTATGTTCATTTTTATTACCTCCTAACTATTCTACATACTTCTTTAAGATTATTATTAATAGACTCATTCAAATAAATATAATCACAATAATTAATATCTTTATCATCATATATTCTTTCACACATAGTAATGCAAATGACTGTATAATCACTTAGTGATTGTAAAATATTAGGTAGTTCATGCCACCCCTTAATCTTTGTAATTACATCATTATATTGTGTTTCTAATACTTCTTTATATTTTTCTTTTGTCATTTTCTTGTCCCTCTTTTCTTTACACTCATATTATAACACAAGTATTCTAGAATACAAGTGTTTTTATAATTTCACATAATCCACTACGTGGCCTGGTGGGTCATTGTTTCACGTGGAACATTGTAGGATTGGGTTGTGTGGTGCACAGTTAGACAAGACTAACTAAGACCATGTTAAGTTGGGTTGTATAGTACACAGTTAGATAAGACTAACTAAGACCCAACAAGACACACGGTGTTAGATGGTGCTATTGGTGTTCGTGTACTGTGAACATGTGTATACCAATGGGGAACATTGTTATGATGACACTATTT